CTCGCCAAACGACTGCACAAACCGCGCCTCGTACCGCTGCGCCGCCTGTTCGTCGAACAGTTCCGAGTCGGGCAGCAGATAGCACCGGCTGATTGCCCAATCCGCCATTTGCACGTGATAGACCGGCCTGATTTGCGGCTCGTCAGCGTCGGCCACCATGTCATCTGGCAGCAGGTAACACCGTAGCGTCAGCGTGTCGTCGGCGGTCGGCAGCCTGGCGAGCTCAAGGTGAGTTTCCGTCAGGGTCCATGCGTCACAGAACTGGTTGCCGGCGCTCGTGCTGATGCCGGTCACATCAATGACCTCTGGAGCCAGCTTGTATCGCAGGTCGGCCGTCGTAACGTCGAGATCAACGTCGTCTTCGATCAGCAGCGCCCTGACGCACGCCTCGCGTTGAGCTTCATTCAGGTTTGCGTCAATCTCGTCGTCGTCAATGAGCGGCGGGGTGCCGGTATCGCGCATCCGCCGCCTGACCAGCGACCTAAGTTCTTGCAGCGTCATTGCTGAGTGCCTGCCATGCGATCGTTGCGTCTTCTGCCGTGACGTTCAGGCCGACGATCTTGGCCAGCTTGCGGCGATCTGGGAAGCCGGCGGCAGTGAAGTCGCCCGGGTCGTTGCGCTCCAGCATGACCTTGATGCCGTCCTGGATCAGATCCTGGTGCGACTTGGTTGGAGTTTGCGCAGGCGCTGCGATGAACTCGTCGGCGTCAGCGTCAGCAGGCACGGCTCCAGCCGCGAAAGCCGACTGGACGAACATCTGCGGAACATCGGCGCCTTCCGGCCCGAGAACCATGCAGTGACCGCTTCCTGCTGCATCGCCAAACGAGATGGGATGGTTTGTTGGTGACTTCAAGCGCATCGCGTGTCCTTGTTAAACGAGGGGAGTTACCCCCTCGCTTGTGGTTAGTAGTCGTACGTGGAATCGGCGCGGCCAGGCGTGACGTAATCGACACGAAGCTGCACCTGTCCGGTGGTGGGAACGGCGCCAACTCCAGTCCAACGAACGGTGATCGCCGCATTGGCGTGGATATAGCCAGTCGGCACCAGAGCAACGATGCCGGTCGCGGTCTTCACGTCGGTTGCGCCGAGATACCGTGTTGCAGATCCCGAGTCGCCGACCGACAGCGTGTCGGAGGTTCCCGAGTTGAACACAGTCCGCTTGACGATCGCTCCGCTGACAACGATCGCGCCTTGCGGGATGTCGATTGCGGCAACATCGGTTCCAGAAGTTCCGGCCAGGTCGCCGAAGTTGATCGTGACCAGCTTGGAAAGTACTTCCTGGACACTTGAGTCTTTTGTGATAGCCATGATGGTTTTCCTTTAATTGGCAGCTGGTTACAGGTAGTAGTCCATGCAGATGCAGCCGAAGTCCTGAACGGTGCTGCCGTCCATCGGGGACATAAACTTGGGCTTCAGGATGCCGGAGTACTGCGAGTAGGTGACGGCGTTCTTGGCGCCCGAGTCGAAGGTCTCTTCGTGCCAGTCGCCCGCTCCCCAGATGTCGGCCATGAGCATCGCCTGCTGACCAAGAAGGAGGCTGCGCGTGCCGTCGACGTTGCTGCCGGCTCCCCACTTGGAGCCCGCTCCGGCCCCTGAAGTGTTGTAGACCTTGTTGCTGGTGTGGAACAGGATGCCATCGACCGTGAATCCGGATGCGCCCGTGAAAATCGGGTTTTTCATGCCGCGATCGGCCGCATTGACCAGCACGTCTCGGAAGTCCGCATCCTTCTTATATCGCGCGAAGGTCTTCGGATGCACGACGTGGACATACACTTCCTGCCCGTTGATCATCAGCGGCTTGACTCCGCGCGTCTTTGCCTCGGCGCACAGATCCACCAGGGCGCCATACTTTGGCACGTAGGCGGCAGCGATCGCGCCCGTGTTGCCGGCGATCAGATTGGTGCCGTCAAAGGTGAAATGGCGCTTGCTGGTCGGCGAGGCGGCGACATCGGCAGCGTATTCGAGCTGCAGCAGCGAGTCCTCGGCGCCGAGCGTGCGGGTCGATCCGTCGGTGTTGTAGGTGAAGCTGATGTTGCTCGCTGCCAGGAACATCATGTCGTCGTTGATCTGGGCCTTCCAGTCGGCCAGCGAGTCCTTGGCTTCGGTGCGGAAATCATAGACGGCCTGCTGGTCATCGACTCGGCCCTTGCTGCAAACCGACTTGCGGAGCTGGTCCGTATGAACTTCGACCCAATAGGTCTCGATGGCTTCGCGACGGCCGTCGATGTCGTTGTCTCCGACGATGCCCGACGCCTTCAGGTTGGCTTTCAGGCCGATCATGGCGCGGTCGCCCTTTTCGGTCTTCTTCAGCTCGGTGATGCGGTGGACGATGCTGTTGGCGGTCGTCCCGGTGAACCGTTCCCAGAATGATTGCTGGCGGAAAGCCTTGATGGTTTCCGATACCCAGGCGCGCTTGAAATTGACGGCGTTCTGGCTGGCGCCGAATGCTGTAAATGGCATGATATGGCCTCGCGTAAGTAGTGAAATTGACTATTTCGCTGGCTTACGGGCCAAGCAACCGGACACGATTTGCCGCTTCGTGACCTAGCTGGTTCGATCTTTTACGCTGTTCGGAAGCGGCCTTGATTTCCGCCCTGGCGAGGGCTGGCGCTGCTGACTATGATATACCACACAGCCAGCAGAGATGCAACACAGTTGCGTTTACTGCAGGAAGCGCATCCTCTCCGACTCTGAAGCGCGCTCCCACTTGTCCTGATTGCCGAGGATTTCTTTCGACACCGGGATAGCCCTCGTGCCGACGCCATCATCAACGCGCGGCGGCTGCAAGACGGCAGTTTCGGCTGCCAAGCGCATCGCCTTCTGCTTGCGCGTGTCGATTGGCGGCTCTTCCTCTGCTGCCGGCGACCGATGGTAGTACGGCCCCACCTTGTTGACCGCCATGGCCAGAGCATTGGCCTTGGAATGGCCTTGCGCCTCGTACATCCCGCGCCACGACAACACTTCAGCAATGGCGGATTCGTTCATGCTATTGGATGCGCTATCGAGGAACGGGTAGACGGTGATGGCCTGCTTGACAACTTGCTGAAACTGCGCCTCGGCCGCCCGCTCTTCGAGCTGCCTGGAAACAACGGCGGCGCTCGTCGCCTCAGCCCTTGCGTACAGGTCAGAATTGATCCGGGAGCGAATCTTCTTCGCCTCTTCCTTGTCTCCGGCCATGATCGCCTCGTAATACTGGTCTTCGAGGTCATCCACATCGACGCCTGCCGGAGCCTGGTCTTGCTTGGCGGCCAGATCGGCCCGGAGTTGTTCTGCTTCTTCCCGCGCCGCGTGCAGCTTGGCGTTGACTTCATCGAAGCGAGCGCGCGGGATTACAGGATCTCGCTTTGGCGGGGCTGGCTCTTCCTGCCGTTCTTCTTTCGCTTCATTTTCCTGCCCGGGCTCGATCTTTTCTTCCTCGCTCCCACCAAGAAGCTCAAGGTCGGCCGGCGTGTCGATGTCGAATTCTGTGGTCATGCGTTATTTCCTTTGTTGTGTATAAGCTCTGCTTGCTTGATGTCGTAGTCTTGATTTGCCTGCCACTCCTCGTTTCTTCTTTTGGCAACCTCAAGACGACCTTCAAGGTGCTTGCGTGAAACGATTTCTTCGGCGGTTTCTGCTACCCAATGAAAACTTCTGAACGCATCCAGAGAGATTCTGCTTAGCGCCTCGTCAATTTCAGCCCTGTCAGAAAGGCATAGCACGCCAAACATCTGTGTTTTCGTCCGAATGATGCGTCCGTCGCTTAGCTCAATGTCAAAAAACCTTCTGTTTCCGGCGTACTGCGCTCTGACGGCATCTTCCATGCTTCCGACAACACGGTTTCGCTTGACAATCGACAGGTCGTTGCAGATCCACAACGGTACAGCTTGTGACTTTCTGTGTCCTGTGTGGCATCTCGGCGCAAGATTCAAGGCGCCACCCCCGCTTCAATGCCGTCATTCATCCCGGCGTCCGGGTTCGGCGGAAAGTTCGGGCTCGTGTTCTCCGGCAACCCTTCGATGCCTTGCGCGCCCGCTGGCGCCGATGGGATGGCGGGCGATGCGTTGGCATCAACGAAGCCTGCCGACAACAGCATGGCATCGGCCATCGGCGCAATGCTCGGCATGAGAGCGATCTGGTTCGCCGCGGACGTGGCGCTGAACATGCCCTCAACGTTCTTGGTCGTCGTCTCGGCCTTGGTTTTGAGCGTCTGAGCCTTGAGCAATTCGGCTTTTGCCTCCATCAGTGGATCAGGCGGTGGCGCGCCGGCCCCTTGCATCTGCTCGATGATCTCAGCCTTGTCGCTCAGGTTGCTCTTGCGCACCACCGACGTGTCAGGTATGGCAATGCCCGTCTTGCGCATTTCGAGCGCTTGCGTGAATTGGCTGTTCTCGAACGTCACCTGCATCGGCTGTTCGGTCACAGCCGTCTCATACTCGCCGCTGGTCATGTCGTTGAGGTACAAGCCTGTCGACGGGTCAAACTGGTTGATTGTCAGCCTGTCCTCGTCCTCTTTGCCTGTCAGCGGGTCGGTTTTGGTGATCTGGTATGTGCGTTCGGCCGTGTAGTATTTGCCGATCGCGTAATCGATCCAGTCCGCCAAAAGGTTGCGCGTGCGAGCCAGGTTGTCGAGCGGCACGGCCAGTTGCTGCTGCGCGGCGTGCTGTCGGCTCTGAATGGCAATTCCCGGTTCGTCGCCTTCGCCGATGCCGCGCATGGCTGGCGGCACCGTGACCTCGCCGAGCGTCGACGCTGCGATCTGTATCAGCCGGTCAATGCCCGGGGGCATTTGGTTTGCCTGAATCTTCTGCAGCGGCTGCGTCCCGGCCTTGCGCTCGATGTACAGGCCAGTCATCGCCCCCTGTTCTTGGAGCTGCTGCGGAGACATGTTGGTGAGTTGGCCCTGCTCGCCCTGCCAGCCAGAGTTCGCCGTGGTGTTGACGATGTGGATAGCCTGGCTGAGCGCTTTGTCCAGAATGCGCTGCGGCCCGACGGCGTTGTCGACCATGCCGCGCGTCCTTCCGCGACGGAAATAAGGGAAAAACGGCACGACGGTGAAGCGGTCGTAGGGGCTCCACCCGTCATGCAGCGTCGCGTCGCGCGTCGAGACAGACCAGCGCACTCGCTTTGTCCGTTTGCGCGTGATGATTGCCCCGGCCTGGCGCATCTGCTCCAGAACCTCTGGCGCCTCATCGCCGTTGAGCTGCCTGATGTCTCCACCCGGAAACAGCGCCACCGGCATTACAGAGCGCACCCACCGCTGGCGGTCGATGATGCGCAGGCGTTTGACATCGCTGCCGGCGTACTCGCTGCCGCCCGTCTGGCCACTTTCAAGAGCAAATTTTGCCCGCTCTTCGCCGTCCAGATCATCCTCGCCGAAATCACGGTCGCCAGTGTAGGCGCAGGACTCTTCGGCCATCCGGCGAGCCTTCGGGCCGTACAGCCCTTCGATCTCGTCCAGCGACATCCATTTGCCAACGCACACATCGGCCCATCCTTTCGGGTCATACGATTTGCCGTCAGGGTCAGGTATCACATCCATCGGGTCGAGGACCGAGACTGACAACTCGCCGCCCTCGTTGTCGTCGAAGTTCATTCGAGCGTCGTAGAACCCGCGCTGCTGGATCATCCCGTCCTGGAAGACCTCGGTTTCCAGCCAATGCAGTTTGTTGTTGTTGGCGATCTGCATCGCCACCTTGCTGCGCGACTCGGCCAGTTCTTTCGTCGCTGCGCCGGCCCGCGGTCTGAATGAAATGTCCATCCGGTTCGCGATCTGATACCCGAAAGCCGAGTTGAGCGCCGGCAGCACCTGATTGGCCTCGTATGCCGGTCGCCGCTGCTCTTCGAGCACGTCCAGGTCAGCCGCGGACCAGTGCCCGCCAGGCTGCAGCTTGCCGTCGCCGCCGTACTGGCCGCCCAGGTAGTAGCCCTCAAGGAAGCGCGCAGACTCGGTGTATGCCCGGTGGCCACGCTCCAGCCCGTACTGGAACCGCCGCCAGTTGTCCGCCGCTACTTCGTCAGGACCTTTGCCCGTCTCGCCGTTTGTTTCGTTCATGTCATGCTGCCTGTGAGGATGCCGCGTTCATGCGCTGCAATCGGGCGCGCCGGCCTTTTGGTTGCCGATCGGTAACGCATGGCGATACAGCGAAGGTCATCGCCAGCGCATCGCCGCAGTCGGGCGACTGCAGCCCGCGCTTCTTCATGTCTTCCTTCTTTTCGAGCTGGATCTGGTTGCTGGCCGTGAATCCGTATTCAGGCCCGATCAGGTCGTCTTTCAGTTCGCGGTCATCTGGTATTTCCATGCCGGCGTGCAGGGCCTCGCGCATCAACCCCCAGCACTCGGCGCGCTTGTTGAAATAGACGATGGGATCAAGCGGGCGGCTTCCGCCGTTCAGCTCCGTGACCAGATGCGCGTATCCGAGCTGGCTAACCCTGTCCACAACACCAGCGCCAACGCCAACGCCATCAATGACCACGGCAGCCGGTCGCCAGCGATTGATCTCTTCCACCACGCGCCCTGAGAAGCCCATCGTGTCGAGGCCTTTGCACTTGACCAGCGGGAATGCTTTGCGCCCCTGCTTGACGCAGATCACGCTGGAGTCGTCGCCGAACCGAGCAACGTCGACGCCCATCACAATTGGGAAATCCTCGTGCCCAAACGCCTTGTATGCGACGCAATTGTCGACGTCCTCGCCGCTGATGAACTGGTTGGAGCCCGCCCTTGGGAACTCGCCTCGAACACGGATACGAACAAAGTCCGAGTCCTCGCCGTAGTCGTCAATCCACTTCTGCACCTGGGCCATGTCGACCATGCGCGCGGTGCGGCTGTCAATCTGGCGCGTCTTCCAGCGGTGCCTGAACTTGCCGAAACACTCTCGGAAGGCCCCGGTGTTGCGGGTAGGGTTGCCAAACGCCACCCACTTAGCGCCGGCAGTCGTCATCACGCCCTCAACAACGTCCCAGATCGATTGGGCAATGTTGGAGGCCTCATCGAACAGCACCAGAACGTTTTCCTCGTGCGTTCCGGCGAAAGCCTCCGCGTTGTGCTCTGTCCAGGGAATTGCCGACGCGAACCAGGTATCTGCCGACGCCCTGAGCGCGAACCTCGTCGCCGACTGCTCGAACAGGCGCGCATTGCTGGCCTGCTTGTTCCACTTCGCCAGCTCGCGCCACGTCTTGCTGTCTAGCTGATTTTTGGTGTTCGCAGTGACGACAATCTGAGGGTCTGTCTTGGTTGAAATGAACCAATGGATGATCCACGCTATCAAGGCAGTTTTTCCAATTCCATGCCCGCTTGCGACCGCTACGCGCTGATTTCCGACAATATCCGTCATTGTCTCGGCCTGCCACGCGTCAGGCTCTGCGCCGATCACGTCGAGCACATATCCAACGGGGTCCGAGTAGTACTTCTCGGCAATATCGGCCGCGTCTTTCGCGTCATCCATTCGACGCTGACCTTTGCGCTATCCTTGCCCGGATGGCATCAGCGATGCTGACGGTGGCTGTGATGTCCAGTTTGTCGTTCCACATTTTCAGGTGCCGGCCCTGAAGCTCGCAAGCTTTGAGCGCTGCGGCGTGATTGACCATCGCCTCGTCGCCGCCTTTGTCGATCTTGCTTTTCATGGCGTCCTGCTTGATCAGCTCGATGTCGTTGAGCACCTTGTCTTGCGTTATTCCTGTTCTAGCTGCCCGTTTTTGCATCGCTTCCATGATAGCGTCCTGGATGTCAGGTTTTGTCAGCAGCTCGCACGATATGGCCCTGGCCGTGCTTTCGCTGTACCCCGAACGGATAGCCGCCTGAGTGGCGTTCAGATCTATCAGGTATTCGGCAACGAAAGCTGCCTGTTTCGGGCGCAATGCCAAAGCTGGTCCTCATTTTTCATGGCTTGCCGGCGATGCTGCCATGCTTGGCGGAACTTGCGTAATGCCCGCAAAAACCTCTTGACTTCCTTTGGTTATCCTGTACAATGTAGTCATTCGATCAACAAACGTAGGAGGAACCGCCATGATCACAGTCTTTCAAACCCGCTGCTGGCTTACCGATGTCTTGCTTCCTAGCCCAAAGTACATCGGAAGCTTCTTCAGCGTCGAGTCTGCTGAAGACAAGCTCGGGTCGTTTTTTCTTCGCAACTGCTGCGAAGTCCAAGACTTCTGATCAACAAACACAGGAAAAACACCATGACCACGCTCAACACCATCGAAGAAGACGCCATCATCAAAAGCGCCTTAGAAATCCTTGACCGTCGCCTGCGCCAGCCTGGCGAGACTTTCGACTCGCCGGCAAAAATCCGCCAGTTCCTTCGCCTTCTCCTCGCGGAGCGTGAGCACGAGGTATTCCTGATCATCCTGATGGACTCGCAAAACCGCATGATCCACAGCGAAGAGCTGTTCCGCGGCACGCTGACGCAAACCAGCGTCTACCCGCGCGAAGTTGTGAAACTCTCGCTACAACACAACGCTGGCGCGGTCGTCTTTTGCCACAACCACCCGTCAGGAATGGCTGAACCGTCGCACGCTGACAAGATGCTCACAGACACCCTAAAAAGCGCCCTGGCTCTTATCGATGTCAAGGTTCTAGACCACTTCATCGTCGCCGGTCGCGATGTTCTTTCGTTCGCTGAGCGCGGGCTTATCTGACATGAACAATGATCAAACAACCCCGCAAGAAGTTCAGATCTCCATCGGCCGCCTGTTTATGATGCTTTCCAGGCCTGAGCAACCAGGCGACATCGAAACTTTCCACAAAATACGCGCTATCGTTTTGGACTCTGCTGAACATCAACCAGACTACCGTCCAAACTACGTCGCTCAGCGGATGGCAGGCGCACAAGGAGATTTTTCATGACCACCACCAAACGCGGAGGCTACAGAATAGGCTCCGGCTCCAAGCCACATCCACCTGAACAAGTCGCCTCGGTCCGTATCGTCGCCAACGTCACGCCGGCCGAGGCGGCAGAGTGGGCCAGGCGCGGGAGAACAGCCTGGCTGCGGGCTGAGCTTCGCAAGCTTGCAGTTCCTGACAACCAGTAACCAACGGCCCACAATGGGCTGTCTGAACAAGGAGATCGAAATGAGAGTGAATATCCTGTGCGCCGGCAAAGTGCTTGGCGTAGCCATCAAAACCGAGTGCGGCGTTGCATACGCAGACCGTCCGTTTGGTACGTTTGCAACGGACACGCTGGCCAGCCTGGCCGAAACAGAGGAGCACTGCGCCGAATTCAACGCCCTCGGATACGGGCAGCCGATCTACGCCAAGCCAGCAGCGGATTGCAGGTACAACGAGCCGGTTCGATGACTGGCCACGCATGAGCACAGCCGCCTCCGGGCGGCTTTTTCACGTCTTCGACCGATACCTAAGGTAACGAGAATTCCGCACCACATCCGGCACAGTCTCAATCAGCCCGATCCTCCGCAAGAAAATCAACGCCCAAGACACAGCCGCCCGGCTTCTCTGCGTCTGCGCCCTGATCTCGCAAGCCATCCGATACCCACCCGTCTCCCGTAGGTACTTCAGCACGGCCAGACTACTGCCATAGTCCCTCGGAACACCTGGCATACGATGATTTCTCGCTGGCTTTTTCTCGCCAGACAATCGCGCGACGGACACGAGCTGCGCCTGGAAGCTGAAAATGCTACTGCTTTGATTCGTCATCCGAGCCTCTCAAAACCATTTCCATCGCCACCCGTTCCGCCTCCTCGCGCGTCATCCCCGCGCAGAACTCCAGGATGCCGGCCCGCTCTTCGTATGCCTCGCGCTGGTCCTCAGTCACAGCAGCGCCTCCTGAACCTGCTTCGTCTGCACATGCGGCACATGCGGCGCTTGGCAGTATGCGTTTTCGATGCGTTCGCAAGCGATGTCAAAGTACTTGAGTTCGCGCTCTATGCCGACGCACGCAAACCATTCCTTTATCGCTGCAATTGCTGTCGATCCTGATCCAAGAAACGGATCAAGGACTACCCCACCGGAAGGAGTAACGAGCCGGCAAAGGTAGCGCATAAGCGCCAATGGCTTAACCGTTGGGTGTATGTTTCCTTCTCCGCGCTCTGACTTGCTTGCCTTCGCGCAGTAGAAGAATCTGGCAGCGCTGCCGGTGTCGCCTCGTGGATAGAACGCCCTACGAGGCCCATAATCGCCATAAGCGTTAATGCTCAACTTATCGCCGTTTTGCGGACCAAGCGCGCCTTGCTGACCGCTTGATTGAGGAAACACATCAAAAACGTCGTCGCTGCCGTCGTGGATTAGGTTAGCGGGCCATCTGCCGGAGTCGCTGCCAGTCTGGTATTTGTCGGATAAGTTTCCTCCGCAGAAGCCCATCTCAGCAGTGTTATCTCTGCGCGTACTATCGCCAGATTCAACCCGGCTCGCGTCCACATTGATCGCCCCAGTTCCGTGCTCAAGCACATTTGCAGCGACGGTTCCAATCAGCGGCTTGCGTGCGACTGTAATCGGTTCGAGCGCTGGCTTTAGGGCGGTGCCCCAGCCTTGCCATTGGCGGGCGGATTCGGTTGCCGGGTCGTCGTATCGCGTACTTGCATCGCACTCGCGCAAACCAGCTCCCATTGGCGCCATGGCTCGCGGTGTTGGTCTCCTTGGCTCCTTTCCTGTTGGCTCTCGCGTCGCACCAGCCGCCTTATCAATCGCCTTCGACACGTCAAGCGACTTCGGGAACCCAGACCCATATACCCAGGCGATCATGTCTCGTATTTCAAATCCTCCGTCCTCGATTGCGGTGGCCATGCGATGCTGAGTGCGCGTGCCGGCGAACGCCAACAGATGCCCTCCAGGCTTCAACACGCGCAAACATTCCGCCCACAATTCTGCGCTCGGAACGGCACTATCCCATTTGTGCCCCATGAATCCTCCGCCGCCGTTTCCAACTCCGATGCGCGACCTTCCGGCAGGAGAATTCAAATTCACAGACGCCAATCCAGTGCCGCCTTTCTTGTTCTGAGTTAGCCCGTATGGAGGATCGGTTACGATTGAGTCGACGCTGTTCTCCGGCATGGCTCGCATGACTGACAGGCAATCACCAAAAATAAGCCGGCAGTCCCCGATGATCAATTCTTCACTCACCCTTGTACCCCCTACACCGCTGCAAAACCTCCGGCAACCCAGGCCGATGCCCGACCACGGCAGACACGGCGCCACCGGGCCGAGCGACTGAGCAAACAACGCCTCTCAGGTTTGCACACTGCTCGCAGGTGCGGCGATCGTCTGCGCCTGAATGGGTAGGTAGCTTCGTGGTCATTTGGACGCCTCGCACCGCTTGCAGCGCGGAGTGTGTTTGTCGGCAACAGACACAGTCCGCCAGCCGCTCGCCAGCCCACAACGCGAACCCATAAGCCCGCCAGGACTGGAAGCTCGCCACAAATGGGCAAGCCGTGATGTCAGCATCGATTCAGCCTTGCCCCACCAAAAGCCGGAAGTGTCGGCCTGAAAGTCGGCGCGCTTCATCGTCCCCGCTCCATCTCCATCGCCACGCAAGCAGAGCACCGCGGCGTCGTTTCTCCTGCAGCCACCAGCGTCTTGTCATGCGCCACCAGCCAGCACAGGCTGACCGAGTGATTTTTGATCAGCTTGCTCTGCCGCCAGTGGTGCGCCTCGGTGATGTCCGGCGCTTTGTGGCTCGTCTGCCATGCGCCGACTGGCATAAGCTCCAGCCGGCCGATGATTCGGACGTATTGGCCGAGGATGAATTGGTTGCTCATTTGACGACCCTCAAATCAGGCTTTTTTCCCCACCGCTTTTCGTTCGCCAGCTTTCCGGCTTCGCTTCTTACAGCGGATACTCTCTTGGCTCGCGCCAGTTGCTCTCGGATCCCGTTGTGCATCCAGCACCCATGGCCGACGTAGAACAGCCGCGACAACTTCAGTTTGTTCCGGTCCCATTGCGCCCGCGTCGCCCGGCAGATGTTGATCAGGTCTTCCTCGGCGGAGGAGATCTGCCCTTCGTTTTGCCAAAGTGCCATCAGAAGCTGCAGGTACATCCACCCGCATTCAGGGGACATGTCGTAGGTGTCTCTTCGGAAATCCCCTATCAGCAGAGGCATCCAGATGTCGATTTGTGGTGGTTTGGCCATTGATTTTTGTCGGCGAATTCTGCTTTTGACTTTGCCTTGTGAACACCGTTAGGTAGTTCACTGTGTATGTGGATCCGTTTGGGATCGGTTTGGGATCCCAATTGGGACAAAAATCATGATGTATCCATCATAAATTGCCTAAGCATTTGAGATAGTTTGAAGACTCCGCATGACTTGTGCATGTCGTTAAAGTCCTGCCCGACAGCCGGCGGCATGAAGAACTTGCGCCCCGATTGCTGCGCCGCCCGCAACCCGGCCCCGCTCAAATCGTTGTCCGCGATCACCAATCCACCAGGGCAAGCGCCTGCCAGCTTGGCCAGGTTGTGCGCCGAAAAGCAGACATGCACCCGGTATCGCATCTTCAGAGCCGACAGCGCAGCGCGGACACTCAACCCGGTCGCGTACCCCTCGCAGAAGAAATCGCGCCCCTTGTTGTCGATCACGTATTCCGCGCCGCTGCACTGCTGGCCGAAGAGAAACTTCTTCTCGCCGTCAGCGGTGATCGTCTGCACGCCGACAAGCCGGCCGGCGACGCGCATCGGGATCAGCAGAAGCGGTCCGGAATCGAGCACCAGCACATTGCCGCGTTCGTCCGGAAAGCCCTTGCCGTCCAGGTACGCGTGCCGTTCAAGCGAGCACTGGCGCAGCATGTCGGCGGCGCGTTTTGCGGCCTTCTGGCGCCCTTCCTGTAGCTCTCGCGCGGCTTTCTCGCAGCGACGGCGGACGGCATCAGCGTCGATGCGGATGTCGTCTGACGAGTCAGGAAACCATGTCGCAACCTCGCCCATGGTCGCGTGATTCTGCACGTGGGCATGGTCGCCTGCGTGCTTGTAAGCGCCGTTCTTCTTGGTCGGCTTGTCTGTCGTCGGCACGCGGACCCACTTTCCGAATTCCACGTGACGAAGCAGCAGGCCGTGGGCTGCGGCGAATTCCTCGAATCTCATGCGGCAGCCTTCTGCGCCATCTTCGCCCGCGCTATTTGCCTCGATCGCAGGAAGTTGATCACCTCCAGCCTCGGCGTCTGCGGGGCCGGCTTGGCCATTGACGGCTGCACTCCAAACTTGTCCTGATAGGCGAAAAAGGCATATCCAGGCTTGTACCCGCGCGCCTCAGCGAACCCGAGCAGCTGCGCGTAGAACTCGGATTTGTACGCCGCGCTGTGCTTGCGATTCGCATTGTTGCCGCCCAACTCGTGCATCTCGCCCGCTGTCTCGATCACCTCTGAGCGCCGCGCCCGCATGTGCCCGCAGTGCGAGCAAGTGTCCGAGTGCGATGGCCAGAGCGAGCCGCAGCGGGGGCAGCGGGCTTTCTCTTTTTCGAGTTGCGACGGTTCCGACTTTGGCTTCTCTGCGCCGTCATCAAGCTCGCTCACCCCGTTGGCGCACAGGTCGTCCCACTGATCACGGAATCGCAGGTAGTTGCCGGAGTGGTCCAGCCAAATCGCCTGCGTCTTGCCTTCAAACGTGCGCATGACGCGGCCGATTTGCTGCACGTGGCTGGAGAATGACTTGCTGAATGGCCTGGCAGAAACGCCGATCATCACGTCAGACTGATCGAAGCCCTTCGTGAGAATGTCGGTCGCGATGATTCCATTGATGTCGGTATCCGGCTTGTCGAACTCCGCCAGCACTTCTGCCTTGTAATCGTCATCATCCTTGTAGCTGATCGAAACGAAGTTGTAGCCGGCTTCAGCGAACTTCCGAGACAGGTCTTCCCCGTGCGCCACGCCAGAGCAAAACACGATTGTCTTGCGCGGCCCGCCGAATATCTCGTTCGTCTTCGCAACCCATTCGGCCACGATGTCGCCCGTGATCTGAATCCCTCGCTTCGTCGTTTCGGCCGCTGACCATTCGCCGGCTACCTTCTTTGCGCCGGTCATGTCAATCTCAGTCGCGATGAACACCCGAGGAGCAATCAGCCAGCCCTGAGCGACAAGCTCATCGATCGTCACGGCAGATTCCACGCTCGAATAGACGGTGCCCATGCCTTTCGTGAATGGCGATCCGGACAGGCCGATGACCTTGACGGACGGATTGTGCTTGATAAATTCGGCCGTTTCCTTGCGGATGCAGTGCGCCTCGTCAATGATCAACAGATCGACGCCTGGGAATCCTTCGCGCTTCTCGAGCGTCTGCGCGGTGCAGATTTGAATCCGTTGGTCCGGGCGCCACCGATCAGAGCCGGCCATCATCACGCCGTGGTCAATTCCGTACTTCCACAGCCGCGCGCTTGTCTGCGTGCAGAGGACGCGCCGATCGAGCACCATCGCTGACCGCCGCCCCTTCTGTGCCGCCGCGTGCATCATGCTGATTGCCACCTCTGTTTTGCCGAAAGCGCACGGGCCGTAGAGCACTTGCGCGCGATTGCCGGCCGCGAACCCGTGCCGGAGTTTGTCCAGGATCGTTGTCTGATGCGCTCTGAGTACCAGTTCCATGCTCATCCTCTACCGACATAGCGGCCGGCGTCGCTGCCTTGAATCAGGCTGTTTTCGTCCCGGCCAGCTTGTCGATCTCGCGCCGCTGCAAGCGAATCTGGTGCTTCAGTTCGCCGTTTTCTGCCTGGTAGTGATCGCGCGACGCAGTGACCGCCTTGAGGCTGGCCCGCAGAAGCCTGTTTTCTTCACGCAGTCTTGCGATCAGGCCCGCCGCTTCTTCCTTCTCTTCCGCCGACAGCTCGCCGACAGACGCCCGTGCGAGCGCGTCTTGCAGGTCGCTGATTTGATCGTGTGCGGCGTCGAGCGGGGTGTATTCTGGCTCTGGCGGCGGATGCGGTGCCGCCGACTTCTCCGGCTCTGCAGGAGTGGCCTTCTTGCCTACATTGGCCGTGTTCATGGTCGTAGTCGTGCCGTGTTTCGTCGTGACAGTTCGCTGTTGCGGATTTGTCACTATAGTCGGACTATAGTGAGCCTTCCGCACGTCGCCAACGAACGACACCGAAACTGCGCACCGACGCGCCAGCTCGTTGTCACTCCACGCTCCCCATTCGGCATCATCGAGCAACGTCTGTACCGCGCGCCGCTTGTCCGCATTGCTGCGCCTGAGCCCGTGCTTGCTGTTTGCCGAGAGCGAATACAGGATCGCCTCACGCAGAGTGCCCGGCGTAATGTCCTCGTGGATCGTCGTTCGGCCGGCTGCCTTGGCGCCGAAATAGCGGTGGAAGCCATCAGCCAACCAGTAATGCGCGCCGTCATAGAACAGCGTAACAGGAGGCAGTTGCGCTCCCGTCTTAATTGACTCGGCGTACTCGTCAACGGTCGCCTGATTCAGCTCTGCACGCGGCTGTGTGCAGCCGTCAATTCTGATTTTGGATAGTTCGATCACGCCTTCACCTCAGTAATATGCAGCCCTTGCACGGCCATCAAATGCCGCTTGATTCGGTACGCCTGCGTCAGCGCTCCCTTCACGTCCTCGATCACCCGCGCGCCATCACGAACGAAAACGAAGTCGGCGACGTACCGCAGCGCCGGGGATTTGCGATTGGCGCCACGAATCAGCACAGCAGGCGCAAGCACAAAAGGAACCTGCATCTGCAAGTCGGAAACCTTGCCGGCCTGCTGCAGAATCTTCAGCTCGCCGTATCGACGCGCCTCGGCACGCGACGCGAACGTGATGCCGTCGACTACCTGCTTCTTCGCGCGATATTTGGTTGGCTTGGTCATCATGCAGCCACCGCAATTTCTGTCTCTATGGCAGCAAGAACGCTCTCCTTCGAGGCCAGGAGACGCAAATCAGACGCAGCCCAATAAACCATGCCAGACTTCCCGTGCCCGACGAACCGATCGCGGTTTGGGTCATACGGTTTCGCCCGATGGTTTTCGCATGTCACAAGCGAAAACAGGTCGCCAACGAATAACCCTGTTGGGCATGATTCCGGGCACCCAAAAGCCCTATCTCCGTCGCTTGGAGTCGATTCGCTATGAAAAAACGCAAGCCACACTGGAAGCCGTGTTTCTTTCGCAACGCGCAGATAATCGCCGTAGTGCCGAATGTCTATGCCTGTCGTCCACTGCTGCGAAGACCGGTGCCACGTAAAAACCGTCTTGTGCTTGGCTTCTATGAACATCGCCCCGTTGGCTGTGAAAACCAGCATGTCAGGAGCAACAAATTGTTTGCCAACAGAGAAAAGCTGAGGCCCTTTTCCTTGGGATTTCTCTATTTCATAAACAGGCAAAACGGCATTCCCGCGGGCCTGCATGTACCTTGAAATGATGCTTTCTCCGACCTTTCCGACCGCCAGATTTGCAGCGAATTTGCTCATGCCGTCACCATCACAGAGCCGAGCTTCCTGAACTCGGCAATGAACCTGTCCAGCGAATCTCCGCGCCCCATGTAGACGATGGCCTGCCCTTGAAGCGGTGCGCCGCTCGGCTTCCCTTCCGGGTCGATGAATCGAATTCTGGACGCAGGAAAGCAGACAGCAGACGCCTGTTCCAACATGCGCTGGAACCATCGCGTCTCAGTGGCGTTGTTGACGAGAATGGTCGCCTGCTCAATTTCGCCGCTGGCATACTTGTCCGTGACCGCGTCTGCGAAGTCGCCGATGAGCGGCTGCGCATATGGCGGATTCATCCAAACGTTTCCGGACCACTGTTGCGCCCTGCCGTCGTCTTCTGCGGTGAATATCTGGCGGGCGCCGACCGTCTGGTTCGCCAGTTCGCTCGTTGCCGGGTCGGTGTCAATGCCGCCCATGACAAGGCGGGCGGATTCGATAATCGCGGCCGGCGTGTACCACTCGTTGTTCCCGCTGTTGTTGGCCACATGCGCCTTGACTACTGCCTTCGCCGTTTCTTTTATCTCTTCCACAGGAGACGCGGCGACAATCGCTTTTTCTTCTGCCGGCAACTCTGAAACCGCCGCCGCCAAGTTCAGCGACAGCGCGCCAGACTGCACCGCTTGGAATACCTCTGGCGGCGCGTCACGCTCGATGCGGGCCGCGGTTTGGACTGAGCGACGAGACACTTGCAGCATGTCCGCCGCTTCTGGCTGTGAGATTGGCTTGACATTGCGCAAATTTGCGCAAGGTTGAATATCCGTCCTTGCCCCTTGAGGCATATTCGCCAGCCGCACCGCCACCGCAGCCCGCTGCGACTCGCTGAGGTGCCGGCGCTTTAAGTTCAGCGACACCACAAACGCGGCCGCGTCGTCGCCTTGATACTCGCGGAAAGATGGAGTAACTCCGACCTCTTGGCAGGCGTAATACCTATGCCTTCCGTCTAGTATTTGGTCGTCCAGTAGCCATATCGGCTCAATCAGGCCGTTGGCGCGGATGTCCTGCTTCAGTGCCACAAACTCGTCACCCGGCATTCTTGGGAACATCTCGGCGGCTGGGTGAATTCTGTAGTTCAATGGGGTGTCCTCGTTATCACAAATGCAGCGCAAACTCAGCCGTACCGCTGCGAACCGTCTCGTTCCCCGCTCCCTTGCATCGCGGGCAAATCCTGATGCCAGCAGACTGGCTCCAGAACACCCGGCCGCACTCATCGCCAAGGCACCGACGCCACGCAGGCTCGCGAGGATGCGGTGAGGCGTCTGGCTTTGCTGGAGTCGGGCCGCACGGGCGCCGCATGAAGTCGGCCCGTCCTGATGTCTTCCTGTCGGTCGGACCAGGCTTGACGGCTGCTCCTTGCTTGCGCTGCTGCAGAAGCATCAGACGATCCCACACCGTGGATTCATGCCGGCCGATTTCCTCGCCAATCGCGCGATATGAAAGCCCTCTGGCTCGCAGCGATGTGATGCGCTGGTCCATCTCGTCCGTCCAAAACGCGTCGCCGCGCGGTGACATGATGGCAACGTTTGCTGCCGGGGCTTGGCCATGTGGCCGCGCTTCGTGATTGGTTCTCAGCTCTGCCAGCTTCTCCGGAGAATGCTGCGCCTTGAGTGCCACGAGCCTGTGACCGATGGTCGTTCGCGGTCTTCCAACAGAATCGGCTATCTGCTGGTTGGTGTAGCCCTGCGCGCGAAGATTCAGCAGATGCGCGTCCTCTGCCTCTGTCCAGTGGATTTTGACTGTTGCCGGCATGTGTCAGCGTCCCGGCCCGAGATAGACAGCGCCGGCGTCGAGCTGGCGGTTCAGTTCGTCCTGATAGCCAGTGACAGCCGCACACGCAGGCGCCGTGATCCGCTGCACAAGCTCGCGAATCGCTTTCGCCGCCAGATACCGAACGTAGTTCGGGCTCGTGCTGATCAGCGGATGAGCTGCGCGCATTTCTTGCGGTGTCATCGCTTGGCCCTCTCTGCGATCATTGCGTCTGCCATTTCGTAGCAGGCCATGGCTATTTTTTCTGCTTTCGGAATGCCGTCTGCGACATACGTCGACAGAAATTGGCCAGCGAAGTAGTCGCGCAGGGTCATGCCCTTGTCCCAATCGTCCCATGTATCGCCAGCACCATCCGGAACATTCGGATACGCCGGCCCGCCATCGTCCTTTATGCTCATTTCTTTTTCCTCCTGTCTTGAAGTTTTTTCCGTAGCCGGCAGTTGTCGCCAGCCAGCCGCTCCAGTTCCTCGGCAGCCAGCGAGCGCAACACAGGCCAGAATTCGGCGCTCTTGCTGCGTAACAGCTGCGGAAGCGAGCGCATGTAGCGTGGTGGTTTCACGTCAGCAGCCCGGACTTTGCCGCCTGCCGGAGCGCAACTTGAGCCTTGACCCTGATCAGGTCGCGGTCGGTCAGTGGGTGCTTCGATTCGGCGCCGGTCAGCTCGTGAATCTCAGCCAGAACCTCGTGCTGAAAGCGAAGTTGAGCTTCCATCCGCTTGATGAGCGCCTCGCTCGCCTCCAGGCTTGCCGTCAGGTGGCCAACGTCCTCGCCAGCGCGGATCGGCCGCCAGTCCGGCTCATAGCCATCGATCACTTCGCCCAGCTTGTCGAAATCAACCGGCCCGGTTGCAGTTGCGCGCTCGGCATCGGTGGTGTACGGGATCTGGAATTCCATTTTGTC